AAGATAAGACTGTTGAAAAATGGGGAGTAGAAGGTAAAGAACTAAGACCAGTTACTCAACCAAACGACAAAGTTAAACCTAATCCAAATGTTCCTCCAGCCAACCCAGTACAACCCGATCCAGCACAAAAAAAGAAAGACGAGATAGCTAGACAACAAGCAGAAGAAGCAGAGGCTAAGAAAAAGAAGGCGGCCCAAGAAGCAGAGCAAGCTAGGAAGGAAGCAGAAGAAGCAGAGAAAAAAGCTCGCGAAACAAAAGACGCGGCGGATAAAGCAGCCGCACTTAAAGCACAAGAAGAAGCACGTATTGCACAAGAAAAAGCAGACCAGGCTAAAAAAGAAGCAGAAAAAAATAAAATAATTAGTGATTTTAAAAAAGATGGTGAAGCAAAGATAGCGGCAGATAAAGCGGCAGCTGAAAAAGCTGAAGCCGATCGTAGAGAAAGAGAATTAAAAGATCTAATTGCAAAGAAAGAAAAAGAAGCGGCTGAAGCTAAAACACGAGCAGAAAACGAAAAAAGGCAAAAAGAATTAGAAGCGTTAAAAGCAGCAGAAGCTAAGGCAAAAGCAGATGCAGAAGCTAAAGCAAAAGAAGATGCAGAAAAGAAACGTAAAGAAGATGATGCAAATCGTCCGCCTGTTACTCCTACACCTGCGCCTGTTACTCCTAAACCACCTGAGCCTAAACCACCTGCGCCTGTTACTCCTACACCTGCGCCTGTTACTCCTACACCTGCGCCTGTTACTCCTAAACCACCTGAGCCTAAACCTGCGGCGGAACCATCTAGAGAAGAAATAAAGAAAAGATTAGAAGATGCTATTGCACAATTAGAAAGATCGTCCGATCCTGCAGACCGTAAAAAAGCTGCGGAGGCAAGGGCACGATTAGCAGGTCAAAATCCAAGTCCTACACCAAGTCCTGCACCAAAACCAAATACTACAACTGGACCATCTAACATTAAAACTGATGTTGGTAATACAACCACTCCAAGTACCGTTGTAGTGCCTACACCATCAAATAAACCAGGCGATGGCCCAACAACCGGACCTGGTGGTAACAGCAATGGCAATAATACCGGACCTGGTGGTAACAGCAATGGCAATAATACCGGACCTGGTGGTAACAGCAATGGCAATAATACCGGACCTGGTGGTAACAGCAATAAGCCAGGGCCAGGTAAGGGCGATGGGCCAGGTAAGGGCGATGGACCAGGTAAGGGCGATGGAAATGGCCCTAGTGGAAATGGCAGATGGGTTCCAATTGGGCACGGTTCGCGTATGTGGAAAGGAGCTAAGGGAAAAGATTCCAGCATACCCGGTGATTACGACTACGAAGACGGCGACATAGTACCAATGCCAGTAGATTTATCAAAGTTCAAAAAAAATGAAGACGTTGACAGACTATTAAAATTAGCAGGATTTAACAAGTAATCAAAGTGGCAGATTTATTCTGCCACTTTCACCTTTAAAATATCTAACAGCTTGCATACGCAAGATAAGTAGTATATAATAGGCATATACATTAGGAGAGTTACAATGGGTGGTCGTTCATACGGTGCGGAAGAAAAGGCAAAACTAGAGCGTTTGATTACAGAAGGATCCACTGTCCTTCGCGAAATTGACGACTTACAAGTAGGGCTAAAGGAAACAGTACAGGCAGTTGCAGAAGAATTACAGGTCAAAGCCAGTGTTATCAATCGAGCAATTAAAATTGCACACAAAGGCGATTGGAGCACTTACAATCAAGACTGGGAAGAAATTGAAGCAATTTTAGATATTACTAAACGTATCTAATAAATATTGTTGTATAAGGTCAGCGGGCCATAAACCGCACGTAAGGTATTTGTCAGCCGGAAATGACATATGGAGAACTAATGAGCTATGTAGACGCATGGTTTGACCGCGATAACGACGTTATCAAAGTAGTCGAACGAAATAAAAAAAACGAGCGTGAGTATCGTGACATCCCTGTCAAACACACGCTTTATTATAAAGACCCTCGTGGCAAATTTCAAAGTATTTACGGCGATGCACTTAGTCGCATTGTTTGTAAAAATACAAAAGACTTCCGAAAAGAACAAGCAATCAATTCTGGTAAACAATTATTTGAAGCTGACATCAATCCAGTATTTGTTTGTCTAAGTGAAAACTATCTAAACGCAGAACCCCCAAAACTCAATGTAGCATTTTTTGACATTGAGGTGGACTTTGATCCGGAACGTGGCTACAGTACTCCAGAAGATGCTTTTATGCCAATTACTAGTATTGCAGTTCACCTACAATGGTTGGAAACACTCGTATGTTTTGCTGTACCTCCAAAGACACTAACTTGGGAAGAAGCACACGAAGCTGTTAAAGACTTTCCCAATACTATGCTGTTTAAAACAGAAGCAGAAATGTTGGATGCATTTCTTGATATTATTCAAGATGCTGATATGCTTAGTGGTTGGAACAGCGAAGGTTATGATATTCCATATACTGTAAATCGTGTGACTAAAGTGTTGAGTAAAGACGACACACGTAGATTCTGTTTGTTTGGTCAATATCCCAAGCGTCGTGAATATGAAAAATTTGGCAAGAAAGCCATTACATACGACTTTATCGGCCGCGTACACTTAGACAGTCTAGAATTGTATCGCAAGTATACATACGAAGAACGCCACAGTTATCGGCTGGATGCTATTGCAGAATATGAATTAGGCGAGCGTAAGACACAATACGAAGGCACGCTTGATCAATTGTATAACAATGATTTTAAAACATTCATCGAATACAACAGACAAGATACTATGCTGTTGGATCGACTGGACAAGAAACTAAAATTCATGGATCTTGCCAATACACTGGCACACGAATGTACTGTATTGCTACAAACTACAATGGGTGCTGTTGCAGTGACTGAGCAGGCTATTATCAACGAATGTCACAGACGTGGATTCCAAGTTCCTAATCGTACTAAGATGGATGAACGTGAAGATAGTCAAGCGGCTGGTGCGTATGTTGCGTATCCTAAAGAAGGTATTCATGATTGGATTGGATCTCTAGACATCAACAGTCTTTATCCAAGTGCTATTCGTGCATTGAATATGGGCCCGGAAACTATTGTTGGACAGTTGCGTCAAACTAAAACAGAAGAATTTATCGAACTGCAAATGGCCAAGGGCAAATCGTTTGCGGCATCGTGGGAAGGTGTGTTCAGTAGTTTAGAATATGAATGTGTAATGAATCAAGAGATTGGTACAGACATTACTATCGACTGGGAAAACGGAGACACTGATGTTGTTAGTGCTGCCGAGGTATATAGACTAATCTTTGAAAGTAATCAGCCGTGGATTCTCAGTGCTAATGGTACAATCTTTACTTACGAGAAGGAAGGTATTATTCCTGGATTGCTCAAGCGTTGGTATGCCGAACGTAAAGAGATGCAGGCCAAGTTAAAGGAATGTATTAAAAGTGGTAACAAAGTTGAAGAAGAATACTGGGACAAACGACAGCTTGTCAAGAAGATTAACCTTAATAGTCTATATGGTGCCATTCTTAACAGCGGTTGTAGGTTTTTTGATAAGCGTATTGGGCAAAGTACCACACTAAGCGGTCGCCAGATTGTTAAACACATGGCAGGTAAGGTCAATGAAATTGTCACTGGTGATTATGACTACCGTGGCAAAGCAATTATCTACGGTGATACGGACTCATGTTATTTCTCTGCGTATAAAACTCTTGAGAAAGAAATTGTAGCGGGCAAAATTCCCTGGACAAAGGAAAGTGTAGTACAGTTGTATGATCAAATTGCCGATGAAGTGAATAATACATTTCCACAGTTTATGTTGGATACATTTCACGTACCAAAGACTCGTGGTGAAGTTATTAAAGCAGGTCGTGAAATTGTTGGCTCTAAGAGTTTGTTTATTACTAAAAAGCGGTATGCGGTATTATATTACGACAAAGAAGGCAAGCGTAGTGACATAGAAGGTAAGCCTGGTAAGATTAAGGCCATGGGCTTGGATCTTAAACGTAGCGATACTCCAGAATTTATTCAAAACTTTCTTAGTGATGTTCTTGAAATGGTACTGATGGGTAAACCAGAACAAGAAGTACTGGATCATATCAGCGAGTTTAGACTAAGATTTAAAAGCAGGCCTGGTTGGGAGAAAGGTAGTCCTAAACGTGCCAATAATATTACTGAGTACGAAGCCAAGGAAAAGAAAGACGGCAAGACTAATATGCCGGGCCATGTTCGTGCAAGTATCAATTGGAATACGCTAAAACGTATGTACCAAGACAAATACAGCATGGGTATTACTGACGGTGCAAAGGTTATTGTTTGCAAGCTAAAGCAAAATCCAATGGGATTTACTAGTGTTGCGTATCCTGTGGACGAATTGCGTCTGCCACAGTGGTTTAAGGATCTAGCATTTGATCATGCTGAGATGGAACAGACTATTATTGACAATAAGTTAGATAACTTGATCGGTGTGTTGAAGTGGGATGTACGTAGCACAGAAGAAAAGAACACCTTTAACAGTTTATTCGAGTTTTAATATGAAAATTATAATTGCAGGCTATGGATTTGTAGGTAAGGCAGTAGCAAAGGCCTTACATACCAAACACGAAGTTGTTATTGTAGATCCAAAATATACAACTAATACAATTGCAGATAATCACGACGCAGACGGTTTGATTATTTGCGTTGACACACCCACATTAGATGGAGTATGCAACATAGGAAATGTTGCAAACGTAATGGATACAGTTCCTATCTTTATGCCCGTTTTAATCAAGAGTACTATTACACCGGGTATATTAGAAGCAATGGAGGAATTATATAGCAATCATTCAATTGTATATAATCCAGAGTTTCTAAGAGCACGTACTGCTGATCAAGATTTTATTGATCAAAAATCATGTGTGTTGGGTGGGGAAGATCCCGAAGGATTTTGGCAAGAACTATTTACAAGCATATTGCCAAATTGTAAATTGTTTTTTCACTGCACCACTGTAGAAGCGGCAACCGTCAAGTATGGCATCAACGCATTCTTAGCAACAAAGGTTGCGTTTTTTAATCAGTTGTATGACATTTGCGAAAAAAACGGTGCCGATTATAAAATGGTTAGACAAATGATCACACACGATAGTCGCATTGGTAATAGTCATACATTAGTGCCAGGATTAGATAGCGAACGTGGATTTGGTGGAGCATGTCTTCCTAAAGACACAGAGGCATTTGTACACTATGCTAACAGCATCGATACATCATTTAGTATACTAAATGAATCGGTGAAATACAATAAGAAGGTTAGGAAAAATCCTTGACATTGTCAAAAAACCTAAGTATAATCATAACATATGGAGAATCACATGAAACACTTTTTACAAGATCTAGTAGCACATACACACAGCTTGG